CTGCTCAGCCAATTTCTCCAGGCTGGTTTCGAGGATTTTCAGCGTATCTTTGGCGTTCTGGAGCTTGTCCTGACTCATGGCGGGGAAGACCTGCGCCTGCACATTGGTGGCTTTCAGTTCGTCCCGGAGCGTCTGGACTTCTTTCTGAATGTTGCGGGCTTCGGTGGCAAAGGGGATGCCGGGCAGGGGCGAGGGGGCGACATCCCGCGCGAACGTGGCATTGAGGTCTTTACGGGCTTTGATCTGTTCTTGAATGGCAAGCAGTTCGGCCTGTTCTCGCTGCGCCGTGAGCCCTTGAAATTGCGGGAATGGCCCTCCCCCTGCCATGCGCCCCCGCAGCGCATCTTGGTTTTTCTGTAACTCAAGGAGGCGTGCCGCTTCCTGCTCGGTGGCGCCTTCGGGAATCCCACCCAGCCCGACCTTGGCCCGTCGGGTCGCCGCTTCTTCCGTCTCCCGCACCTTCCGCAGCGTGCTTTCGAGAAAGCTGGCTACCGGGGTCAAGATCGTCAGGATGCTTGCCCCCACGCTGGTGGCCATCGCTTGCACTTCATTGCCCAGGCGCCCAAAGGTGGCGGCGGCGGTTTGTCCGGCATCAGCTAGGCGCGGGCCAAATTCTCGTTGCAGTTGCGCACCAAAGCGGGTCACAAAGTCACTGCTCTCGATGCCCTGCTTCAGCATGGCCTGGAGCCCTTCGGTCGTCGTCCCCATGGCCCGGGCCGCAATCTGGAAGGCGCCGGGAAGGGCATTGCCCAACTGCCGGCGTAATTCCTCCATGGACACGGTGCCCTTGGACACCATCTGTTCCAGGGCGAGCAAGGCCCGGCCCGTATCGGCACTCGACAGGCCCATGACGCGGGCGGCGCCGGTTACGGCCCGGAACACGCCTTCGGCCTTCGTGCCTTCTAGGGCTGTGCCTCGCGCCGCCGCCTCAAAGTTCTTAAAGGACTGGGCGAGGGTCAGGAAATCTGTGCCGGTCTGGACGGCAATGCTGCGCAAAAACCCGAGGGCATGCTGTGCCCCTGCACTACTCCCGGTAATCGCCGTGAACGAGGCGGTGAGGGATTGCATTTTGATGGCGAGCTGCACGGATTCGCTGACAAACTGCTTGAGCTGCCCGACAATGGCGCTGATACTGGTGGCAATGCCGACGCCTCCAGCGATGCTGAGGATGGACTGCCAGGCGGTGCCGGTGGCGGTGACCGCTTGCGTTTGTTGCGTCAGTGCCTGGGTGGCCCCCTGGGTCGCAGTGGCGTTGGCTTGCTGTGCCGTGATGCCCGCTGCCAGTTGCGTCTGCACGCCCTGGAGCGCCGTACTGAGTTGCTCGGCAGCGTGTTGCTGACCGCCAAAGCCAGCGGCGAGCTGGGTCACCCACGCGAGGTTCTCTTCCCCCGCCGTCTCCAAGCGCTTGAGGGCCGCTGCAATCGACGTCAGCGGGCCGCTCATATTGTCTTGCGCGGTCAGCGTAATCTTGGGATTGGTGTCCGCCATCTCAGCACTCCGTCTGGTGGCCGTTGCGCTCGCGCCGTAACTCCCGTAGCAGCGCCGTGAAACTGGGACTATCTGGCTCTCGTTCTCTCCGTGGTGTCTGTCCCTGCGCCATCTCAGGCCAGGTGATCAACATGTTGAGTAACAGGTCTCCAGGGGTGCACCGCTTAAGGATGTCACTCGGAAGGCACTGATACTCCTGGGCTAACGCTCGGATCGTTTTGGCGCTGTTCGTCCTCGCGAAAGGCATGGATTGCTACGGCATCCCCCGTTGTTAAGCCCAGCTTCTGAAACAACGCCGTCGCCAGGAAGTCCCGGTCGGCGGTATCCAGCATCGACACATGGATGGCATGCGTGCCGTAGATGGGCTTCCCGGTATCCCCCCGCTGATCGGTGAAGCGGGGACTGACCACGCCTTCCGCAATGATGCGCTCGGTGTAGCGGTTGATGTCCTGGAGCGACATGGCAGCGGCGCTCGGGGTCGCACTGGCGTCCTGGGGATCAGGGGCCGGTGTTGGGATGGGCAACTCACCCAAGCCAACGAGACTCATGAGATCCGGTTTTCGTATGACGACAGTCAGGCGAGACACGGGCAGGGTCAGTTCGGTATGCAGGTACTGGAAAAACTCGTCAAGCGTACTTGCCACATGGCCTCCTACGCCAAATAGACCGCTTGCGTGCCATAGATGAACGCGGCCATCATCGGATTCGTCTTATCGTCAAACACCGTGGCTTCCAGCTGGAGGTCTTCCAATTGATTCGTTTGGGCGCGCGTAAACGGGCGAAACTGCACCCGGGGGATCAGCACAATGAGCCCTGGGAACATGGCCCCCCCGACCGCCAGGAGCGTCGTCATCTTGAGATTGAGTTCGAGGGCTAATCGATTTTGCGCGGTGTAGTACGCCAGGTACGTCGCCTCATCGGTCGAATCGACCTGGAGCCGGATCGAGATCGTGGCACTGCGCCGCGTGGGATGCAGACTGGTACGGACGTCGCCGCCACCAGGCCGGTAGCCAAAGTCCGGGACCAGGTTGTTCTGCCAGCGCAGCGTCCACCCGAGCACGCGGGAGGAAATATCCACTTCACTGCCGCCCAGGTTCGCGACGGTCTGCGAAGGCGTGGGCGGAATGGTGATGGGCGTGCCAGCGGTGTCTTTGAGGTACAGCTTGGCATTCCCCATGCGCAGCCAGTTCTCGGTCACGGACACCGGAAAGGCATCGGCGGCGATCACCCGGCTGCCCGAGCCAATGAGGACGGTCGAGGAGCGCAGATAGGGCTCGGCCTGGGTCATCGACAGCTCGCAACTGTCCGCCTTCACCCCCGTATACTTATATTGGACCCCGCCATCATGCAGGGCTTGCACCCCAATACTGGGCAAGGCCAGGGAGGAGCCGGGCGTGGCTTTCTGGCGGTAGGCCGCGAGGGCGCCGTCTTGCGTGCCGACAATCGTCCCAAGCGTGAGCCCGAGCATCGACGCCAGCGTATGGGGTTTGGTGCGCGTCTCGGTATAGGTAAACCGGACGGACTGCCGGGCGATCTCTTGCTGGGTGATGCCTTCAAACCCCGTAATGAGGTCGGCATCGTCGGCGATCATGTCATCCCACTGCTGGATGCTCGCTTCGTCGTACTGCGTAAACGATGAGGTTGCAGGAAAGGTCCAGAGCGCAGGGCCGGCGCCATAGGTGGCCTCCGCGTCACCGACAGACATCATTACTCGCCTTAGAAATACTTTTTGTGGTGGCGTACGGACCTCCCTTCCCGGTCATGGCACGACGCCATGCGTTACACGCTGCTCCAGCTCACATAGCGTCCTGCGGGAAATTCCGACAGGATATGGTCGCCTTGGCTCACGAGGAGCAAGGCCGCGTCCCCTTCCTCCGCGGTGGCGTCGGGGTAGACGACTTCGTTATCCTCCAGGCCGCTCGCGGCTTCTTCGCCGGCGCTGATAATCACGTGGATATCGGGCATGGCCTGCTCCCTGGTGAGGCAATCGGCGTCTTGGACATAAAAAAACGGCACAAGGAAGGTTGCAACCTTGTGCCGTCTGGCTACGTCACGCCTCACTGGCCGGTGAGGAAGACGCCGATATGTGATTGTGTGTTCAGACCTGCGATCCGCCTGTGGCAGGCGGAGTCCTGCTTACTCCATCGCCCCCCGCAGATTCGTCGGTTGCGGCACGGGTGCGATGCCCGTAAACCGCACGACATTGGTCGCCGGGCTTTCCTGCCCCAGGCCGTCGACCGCCGTCACCTTCCAACAATATTCCCAGTCGGGGACAATGGCATCGTCCACATACGAATAGGTGCGGGACGGCTGATCGACCGCCAGTACGTCGACGATGGGCACAAAATCCCCCGCGCAATTCGCCTGGCGATAGACACGAAAGCTGATGACCGCCGTGCTGCCCTGGGTAAAGTCCCAGTCCAGGCGATATTCTGCGCCGGCCAGCCCTGCCCAGAGCATGCCCACCAGGAGCCCCAGGCCCCACCGCCGTGCTCGTCTCTTCCGTCTCCGCCGTGGCATCCGGTTGCTCCTAGGTGGGGGGACGTAACGCCTCGACCCCAAACTGCACCTTATGGGCTTGGCGTTGCGCCCCGCTGTCCCAACTCCATTCAAAAATCGCCAGATGGGGCTCGACCTCGCGCCGCGTTCCGACCTGCACGGTATCCTCGGGCTGCATGGCCCAGGTCACCGTCGTGACCGTCGGGCCGGTGCTGGTGAGCAGCGTGACATCGTGGGTATTCAGTACGTCTTGCGCCTCACGGGCATTGACGACCGTCCCCGTCGCGAGGTCAATCACGGTGAGGGTCAGCGTCTCGGTCTGGCTCGCATCAATGGGCACATCGTTCGTATCGGTCAGCACAAAGCTGTAAAAGCCCGTCGTGCCGGCGAGCAGGGCCTGTGTCAACATGACCGTCGATGCCATGTGCGTGCCCTCATGCGACCAGGCGATGCTGCCCACTGCGCCCCGTGCGCAGGCGGTACCCCTTGGTCAGCCCCCACCACAGCCGATCCTGCCCTGCGTGTCCCTGGGTGAGGGTATCCCCCACCGCATGCATGCCGTGCGGCACCGGGACGGGATGGGCCGCCAGGATGCCGCTGTACGTCCACGCAATCTGCTCCCGATCCGCCCGGTCAATCACCCCGGGGGAGTCCGTGGGACTGGGGGCATTCGCCTGCCATGCTTGCAGGAGCCCCACCGAGGAGCGGCGTTTACTGGGAGTGTCGAGGGCCATGCGTGCCCTTTCCCTGGACGTGTAGCGCATGATGCGCTACACTCGTGTCTATGAAACGGTCACATCCAACCAGTATGCGTCTCAGTGCCACGGCCCAGCGGTTGCGCCGGCGTCTCGCGCAGCACCTGGGCATTTCGCAAACAGCCGTTCTCGAAGTCGCCTTGCGCCAGATGGCCGAGACCGCTGGGCTCGCACGCCCGCAGGAGACTCCTGATGACCATAGCGACCCTGTCTGTTGATCTGCTGCGCACCGCCCTGCCCTATGCGTTGGCCTTTGTCGCCGGCATGGCCTGCGGGCTGGTGCTGGCGTATCGCGCCATCCATCTCTGGTCCCTGTCCCGGCAGCATCCCCCCCGGCCCTCCTAGCCTTCATGGTGCAGGAGCATCAGTAACAGACGGCCCGTGCCGGTGAAGACCGCCTGAATGCCGGCGTAGGTATGCGCCAGCGCTTGCCGCACGAAGACCGTGATGCTCCCACTCGGCAAGGGCGGTTGCTCCAGAAAAAAGAGGAGCATCTGGGTACTGCTGGCCCGTTTCAGGGCGGTGTCAAGCGCCATGGCTCCACCTTGTTTTACTAGGGGCCGGTGGTGATCTCACTCCTAGTATACGTTGTACCGTCATCTGAAACGGGAGCTTTTTGGTCTACAGTTACGGTATCATCGGCAAAGACTGACAGCGTCGTACTCGTCTGCGTGACTTTGTTCCGCAGAAATTTGTACAGAAAGCCAATCTTGTCTTTCAGGGACACATTGACCCCCGGCGCCCCCTGCCCTGGTTCGGTGTAGGTATCCACCGTCAACGCATTGACCACCTCGGTCTTGACATCCGCCTTGGCTTGCGCCGCCAAGCTGCCCACCGAGCCCGTGACGTTGCCGCTCACATTCCCGGTGACACTGCCCACGGCCCCGGTCACCGACCCCACGGCCCCGGTGACACTGCCCACCGCGCCCACGACACTGCCGACCGAGCCGGTCACATTGCCGCTGACGTTGCCCGTCACGCTGGCGGCCACCTGGGCCGTCGAAATCGTCGTGCCCGTGAGGGCTAGCGTGGTCGTCGGGCTGCCCACATTGGCCCAATCCACCCCTGCCTCGCCCGTGGCACTCACATCCAACGAGCGTCCCGGGACGGTTGGGCGGAGGGCTTCCATGCACGGCCAGATTTCATAGGTCTGGGTGCTCCAGGCTTGGGTGGTGGCCGGCGTAAAGGTGATCGTATCTGTGGCCGCATTGAAGCCGGTGATGAGCCGCGCCTGGCCGGTAATATTGCCCGAGGTGGGCACGAGGAGTTGCCCCACCCAGTAATCCGTATCCGCTTCCGTGCGGGCCGCATCGACCATCGTGGTCGTGGTCCCACTATCACACGTCCCACTGGCCAGGGAGCGAATCTCGGTCAGGGCATCGGCGGCCAGCTCACTGGCGCCAATCGCATCGGCGGCAATCGAGGCGGCGGTGATCCCCCCCGAGGCGACACTGCCCACCGCGCCGGTGACACTCCCGACCGCACCCGTCACGGAGCCCACCGAGCCGGTCAGGTTGCCCGTAAACGTCGTCGTGAGGGCGGTCGTGACGGTCGTGGCGGCGTTGGTCCCGGCGATAAACACGCCTCCGGTGGCCCCTGCCACGGCATCCGGGAGACTATTGATGGTGCCGGTGGGAGTCGCCTTGTCGAAGAATTTGGTAAACGCGGCGGCAATCTGGGCCGCCGTGCCGGCAATGGCCGTGCCGAGAATCTGGACCAGGCTCGCCTTGACCACGCCCGCGGTAAAGTCGAGCTGGCCCGTGCCCGTGCCGGTCGAGAGGAGCACGCTGGCGCCAATATCCCGGGCCGTGAGGGTGGTCCCGCTCATGGCAATGGCATTCGCATCCACGCGCCCATTGGCCGGTTGGTTGAGCTGTCCGGCCCCCGTCCCCCGGGTATAGAGCCCCCCTGCCGCTTCCGCTGCCGCATTGGGGAGCGCCGTCAGCCCCAGGCGTACCGTGTCAAAGGGATCATACGCTACGAGCTGCACGTAGGCCCCAATCACGACCATGCCTGTGACGATGCCATGGATGAGCACCCCATCCGCTCCCGTCGCCAGGGCCGCATCCGGGACATCGCATCGATAGTAGCCGTTGCCAATATGCAGAAACCCGCCGCTCGACCAGGCCGTGGTGAGGGCCGCCAGGGTGGCTTCGGTAATGGCCGTACTGGCCGCGCCTTCCCGCCGATACTGGAGATCGATGCCGGCCGTGTTGAAGACGACGCCGGTTTCCGGGGTGCCATCCGTGGCATCGATGATCCGCAGCACCACACTCTTGCTGGTCACGCCGGCTTTCCAGACATAATTGAACATCGGTCCCTACCTTACCCCGTATGTTGGAGCATCTGCGGCAGAATAGCGGCTCCGGCGCCTGCCGCTTCGCGGACAATCAGTTGACACCACTTATGTTGCGCGGCGGCGGTCCCCCCGGTATTCAGATTCCCCGTGACCCCCACGCCACTCGTACACGCTTTATACCCGCTACAGACGCTGCATTCCCCGGCATACGTGGCGGTATCAACGGTCAGGTCGCTGGAGGTAAACACGCCGCCTGCCGTCCAATCACTATCGCAACAGAGGAGGAGGCCCGTCGCCCCGGGGGTGAGACTCGTGGTCGTCAGATCATTGGTGGCGCTCCCGCCCTCATTATTCGCCCCCACCGTATCAAACGGCGTGCCATCGACATCGACCCCCGTCAGCACATAGAGTTTCGCCGAGGCGCGCCGGGTGGTATTTTCCCCATTATTCCCCCGGGTAATCGTCACGGTGCGCGACACGCTACTCGTCGTCCGGGCTGTCACGAGAAAGCTGGCCGCCCCTCCTGTCGTCTCGGCCCACGTCCGCGACACGCGCTCGGTCCAGGCCAGGCCCCCGGAATCCGTCACGGTTATCGTGCCGGCGGTGGCATCCCCATCATGGCTACTACAGACCACCAGGAACGCATTCGCCGGGGCCGTAAAGCTGGCGGAGGTGATCGCCTGTGTCCGTCCCGGCAGCCCATTCCAGCGAATCGGGCTCGACGCATCCACCGCAATCGCCATCGGCTAGCCCCGCACTATTTCACACCGCCCTGTGGCCGTCCCTGTCACGACCAGCCGCACGGTCTGGGGCGCCGACACGGTCACGGTCTGTGCCCATTCCGTGTGTGTACACGCCTCGCCTGCCGTCCACCGCCCCCGTACCTGCCGTTCGACCGTGGCCGTCACGAGCCCGTCATAGCGCATGCGGACCAGGTACGCGCCCGGTTGCAGCCGGCGTGGCGCACTGTGGCCTGGAGCGCCGCGCAGGGCCAGCAGCGTCTGGCGTACAGGGGGCAGCGGTATATGGAGAGACAGTAGAGGATGTTTAATCATAGTATTATCATCACTGTTTCAATTTTGCACAACATTGGGTGAGCGACGGCCCCCCATTGCCAATAAACGAGTTGATCTCGTTATAGGCCGCGAGGGCCGTGGCACTGGACAGCACATCGGCACTATCGACAAACCCAAAGACCGCCGCCGGTGTCACAAAATCCGTGGCATTCCCCGCGGCCCCGTCCTTCTGCTGACCCATCGCCGCGAAAATGCGGATGAGTCGCCCATACGCCTCGGCTATCGTTTCCATCGTGTCCAACAGCTCACGGCCCGAGGGGGTCGCCGTCGCGCCGGTGCGAATACGGTACAGATTGGTGGCCATTGGTGGTGTCCCTCCTTGCCTCCAGCGTCACGCGCCCGCCCGCGAAGCCCAGCGGGCCTCCTCCTGTTGGCGGACCTGGCGCAACACCCCCCGCGCCCGCCGGGTATTTTCTGCGAGCCCGTCGACCGTTTCCCCCCGGCGCTGCGCCACGGTGTCGTAGGCATCGAGGAGGGTGTCCAGCAGCCGCGTCCGCGCTTTCACGCGCAAACAGGAGAGGTAATACGCGCCATCGTGTGCGGCTTCGATGCGCCGCTCGACGTGGGGTGCGCTGCCATGCCAGTCCTGTCGGATGACCGCTTCCAGATCGTTCAAGCGGCGGCGGCGCTTCCACCGGGTTTTGAGGCACCGCCCGCTGACGAGCAAGAGCCAGGTCGCTGGATCAGCGAGCGGGACATACGGCACGGCCCGCAGACTCGCCTCACTGACGGCATCCTCACAATCGGCCCAGGTGGCATCTGGGTAGCGGCGCTGTAACCGCCGTTGCAGGTGGACGCGGGTCGCGGCAATCATCTGCCAGTAGGTACGCAAGGGTTGGGCGGCATCGGTCATACTACGCACCTACCCGAGGCGAACTGATCGCCGTCGCAAAGTCAATGCGGATGAGCAGCTCGCCGCCGCATAAGCGCTCCGTGGACACCTCGTAGATATAACTCGTGCTCTCCGCAATGGTATACTCCGCCACGCCCCCCCGCGTCGTATCGACCTGGAGCGCCACGGCGATATCGGCCAGGAGCGCCTCTAAGGTGCTGGGCGCCTGGGCCGGGGTATCGTCCACCCACGCGCGGATCATGCAGTGCAAGGCGTGCTGGGCACTCTGGGGCGTCCAGTCCTCGGGATCATCTACTGGGATAATGCTGGCGCTCGGCAAGCCGAAGGTCTCCAGGGGCGACAGATGCCCGCGCACCACGGTGCCGATAGTCGTAGCGTAGCCCGCGCCTGTGGTGATGCTGGCGAGGGTGGTGGCCAGGTGCTGGAAGATGCGTTCACGGATCGACAACGCCGGTGCGGCCATGCGTCTTAGCCTTGCATTAAAGGGCTAAATGATATATAATGAGTACCTAATGCGGCACATTGGGGCCTGATCCGTTCCAGTGCTCGCGCCCACAGACGCGAGGCGCCGCAGGTTCTGTCTCTGTGGTCCTGTAACCCGCTGTGGAGGGTGTCACGATGTCTTGCATACCAACTACGCCCAATATGCCCTGTCAATACTGTGGGAAACTCTTTGTTGCTTGGCCTAGCGCCGTCAAACGCGGCGGCGGAAAGTTTTGTTCTTTGGAGTGTCGAAAACTGGCAAAAAAACCTTTGCCGAATATGATTTGCCTGTATTGTACGCAACCGTTTTATGTATGCCAAAGTGACAAAGCAAACCGCAATGTAACTTATTGCTCTCGCCAATGCCGGGAAAATGCACGAGGTACTACAGAAGAAAGATTCTGGAGAAACGTTGACCAGAACGCCTGTCTTGGTAACATTTGCGGCTGCCTCAAAGGCATTGGACATTGCTGGCCATGGAAAGGAGATTTGCATACACAAGGGTATGGTCGGATGTCTATCAAGAATAAACACTTCTTTACTCATCGTTTCATTTTTGAGTTGTTTCATGGCCCCCTGGAGCCAGGAATTTGTGCATGTCACCATTGCGACAATAGGGCATGTTGTCGCCCTGAGCATTTGTTTTCTGGAGACAAACCAGACAATGTTGCTGATGCAGTAAAGAAAAGACGCCATTCTCATGGAGAAACGCATAATGTTGCAAAATTGAAAAATCCAGAAGTTTTGGCTATTCGAGCACTCAAAGACCATGAATGCCAACAAGTAGTTGCTAGACTGTTTCACGTTTCGCAGCAAACGATAGGTCGTATTTGGCGTTATGAAACGTGGAAACATCTGCGTTAGCCTTTCAAGGCATCGCCAACTGTTTGCGTCAAATCACTGACAATGAGCGGAATGGTCCGTTGCATCGTAGGCAACAAAGCGGGCCGCGCGGGGACATAGACCTCTTTCAGTAGCAAGAATAAAGGAACTATTGTCTTCCCCTGCCGCTGGAAAATAAGCAGTGAGCCTTTTTTTGAGCGAGCAATGAAGGTGTTCGGAAAGTCTCGGGCTGTTCCACGGGCCACCCCTGCGGCAGTTTTGGCGGCTGCCAACGGAATCGTGAGAAATTGCGCCGTTTTCGGCCTGATTGTGGTCCCTGCGGTGCCGTCGAGACGTTCATGGACCGCTGCGTATGTCGCCACATTCCCCCGCAGGTACCCAAACAGTCCCCGCACCGTATTCCCCTCGACCCGTACCTCTTGCCCCAACGCGGCCCGCAAGGCTCCTGTCCGTACCGCCGTGGCGGTTGACGTGGTCGCACTGACACTGCGGTACGTTTGGCGTGCCTCGGTAACCGCCTCGGCCAGGCGCCGCGTCATCACCCGGGCGATGGTCTGGCCCGTCGTCTGGGCCGCGAGGGCATAGCGCTGCTGGAGCCCGGTGAGGCCAGTCGTGGTGAGTTCCCAGGGCATACGGGTGCTCCTTCTAACTGATCTTGCGGCCTTGGAGGAGATAAAAGGGATTCCCGGGTCCACCGCGAATACTCATCACCCGCCAGTGACTTCCATCGCTGCGCACCACCTCATCAGCGAGCGTGGGGGTCCACGTCACGAGCGCAGTACGGATGCGTAACTGACGATCCTCCCGCAGCACCGTGGGCCGGCCATCAGCGGTCAGCCCGGCCATGGCGACGGCGTGGTCGCTGTACTGTTCGACGTGCGCCTCAAGCGCGGCATGGTCCACGGGCGTGGCGGACACCGTGGCGCGCGCGCAATACGTGACCAGCTCCGTGGTGTCCCCGAACATACGCATAATGCCCGTGGCGGCGCGGTCGAGCTGGGCGATGTCGGGCATGCGTGGCTCCTAGTCGAAATGGATACTGGCTCGCTTCGTAGACATAGCGACTTCCAGTATGCCTGTAGGATCTAACAAGGCGCATTGCGCTCCATACGAAGTGGCGTGTAACCCCGTGCCGGGCTTCGCCTGCTGATACGTCAGGCCCATCGTATCGGTTTTGACCTGGAGAAAACGGGGGTCTCGGATACACGCCAGATGGGCCGCCAGCCAGCGGGTCAATTCAAACAACAGATTTTCTGATAAGCCCGCGCTCCCCAGATACTGCGTGACCAGCAACGAGGCAGCCATAATGAACGGATTGGTGTCAATCGTCGTGTCCAGGATGGCTTTGACGTCGCTATCCAGCACGGCATTGGCCATGCGTTACTCCTTGGGCGGTGTCGTCGCCCTGGGGGGCGCGGCGGTTCGTTGCCGTAGTGCCGCCGGGCTCATGTCGGGCTCCTCGGGCTTCTCAGGGGGCACCACAGGCGCCGTACTCGCCGTCTCGATGGCCTGCTCTCTGGCCACTGCCGCCTTGGTCAGCGTGGCTTGGCGTTCCACTTCCGCCTCGGCTTCCGCCTGCGCCATGCGGAGGGCTTTCACCCGATTCGCTTCCGCGAGGATGCGCTGTTCTTCGGTTTCGGCTTCTGCCTGGACCTGCGCGACCTGTGTGCGCCGGGCTTCGACGGCCCGTAACACCGCGACGGTCTCTTCCGGGACCAGTTCAAACCGGTCAGGAAAGGCTTCGAGTTCTGCCGCCGTGATATCGAGGATCAGCGCCCCGACCTCGAAGCGCACCGGCGGCGCCATGCTGATATTGAAAAATTGGTTGCCCCGCACATCGACGG